AATGATATAACCCATACAAGCTGCCACAGAAGTTGGCGTTGCATCGCCAGATAGCGTTACTGTACCCAATGGAGTAGTCGATGGCGCACCACCAGACTGTTCAGTCAAGTCCCAAATGTTAACTTGAGTATCAGAACCAGCATCTTCGATGGTAACAAGCATCAAGCTGCTGTACAGCGATGCGACTGACCATTTGCCATTCCATGCTTGACCATCAACAGAGGGACCGAAGATGGCCTGATCGACAAAATTGGCATTCGTCTCTAATACACCTGCAACTGCCCGTTCCGCATCCGCCCCGAACCCGGTAGCAGTGCCATTGTTCGTAATAGTTGCACCGCTATTAACATCAAGAGTCGAGCCAGAGAGTACATTAAATGTATTGGCCGTCATGGTGAAGTCTTCGGCACCAGCGATATCGAACCGGATGGTGTCGTCGTCGTCACCGCCCTCTTCTACCTGTATCTGCGTATCGCCATCTTGGTCTGTAATTTTTACAGAGGATACAGCAGTGCGAACAGCAGCACCGGAACCGGCCCCATCTGCATAAATCCAGGCGGTTTCACCATTTTGAACAGTGGCGTTCGCGCCAGTCCCTTGCGAAAAGATCGCATTACGATTGGCTGATAAATTGTTATAGACCAGATACGCCTTATCCTGATCGTTTGGCGAAAGCGTGATTGTGTTATCGCTGCCAAGATCGGAACCTGAATCCCCAAGCACCAGCACACGATACATGCCATCGGTCAGTGTCCCGTCCGTGGTGGTAAGGGTCGTGGTTGATCCGGTTAATGTTAACGCACCGACGCCACTGATGGCGCGGTCAATGATATCCATGTTGGTATTGACGGTCCCGCCCCATGTACCGGACTGATCTCCGGTATCCATTTTTTCAATACCCTGGTTCGCTGTATATGTACTTGCCATTTCAAGCCCTTCTTGTGATCACGCAGCTATTTCTGTCCAGCTAGGTGTTTGCGATCCATCGACCGCCGACCAGCGAGGAGTTTGAGAGTCGTCTACCCCAGACCAATTCGGCGTCTGCCCATCATTAACCAAGAACCAATCTATAGTTCCCACCGATGCAGTGGCGGCAATTCCGGTAATCTCAACCCCTATGCCAATACCAACCGAACCGACTGATCCTGTAGCGGCAATTCCCGTAACCGGAACGCCCAACTCCACAACAACAGAACCGACGCCTCCGGTCGCAGCAATTCCAGTAACCGGGACACCTAACTCTATGACTACACTGCCGACACCACCGGTCGCCGCAATGCCGGTTACAGGGTAAGCCGTCTCTATTACGACAGAGCCAACGCCTCCAGTGGCGGCAATCCCCGTAACAGCAACGGGTCCCGGCATACCCCACGGCCCGTCGCCGTATCCTACACGCCCCCAACCGCTAATAGAGGCCATTCTAAATTACCTTATGCAATCCGTATGATTGCGTCAGTTGCGCTTGCAGTCGGGAATTGAACAGTGAAGGTACCAGCAGAAACTGTCTTGTCGCCACCAAAGTCCAGCACGATGATCGCCGGATTGGTCAAGGAGATCGAAGTCGTATTCGGCGCTGTGTTGTAGATCAATGCTCCCCGCGCCGTGAAAGATGCCGTCGCCCATGTTGCGTCGGCAAAATCAACGTAGGCCGTGGTCCCGCTTGTGGTCGGGTCCACCTTCGTCAAGGTAGCACCTCCCGCCGTGTACGCAGTGCCTGCCGTATTGGTTGTTTCGCCTGACGTACTATAGGCAGTCGTTGTCGCATCAAGAGATGCCGTGCTGAGATACAGCGCAATCTTCATGGCATCACCCGAAGACAGATCGAAATCATGCGCCCCCAATAAAAGCTCTTTCTTAAATGTCGTGGCCATCGCCTGGGTAATTGACATCTTTAATAACTCCTAAGTAGTTCTGCCAGTTCCGAATAGCCGCCTCTGACAGCCAACTGAACACAAGTTTCTCTTTCTTCTTGCATTGCCTTTAAGACATACGCATGTACTACATTTTCCAGCCGGGCGCGGAAAACTGCGGCCTGCTCTTTTATCTCTGGGGCAGCACTCTCGCTGACCTGAACAATCTTGTTGCAACAAAGCATGGTGATCTGTTCCGCAGACAGGCCCCCATTAACGCTGGTAACAACAGTTGGCGAGCCAATACTGCTTTCTGCCGCAAACATCATGCAGGCCTGTATACAGGATTGCCGTTTCTGTAGCCGTCCCGCCTATCACTGTATTCGCCCAGCATCTTGGCCTGCATGAGCGCTTCCTGATAACGCATCAGATACATCTGCATGATGTCCTGCTCACCCTTCATAAAAGTATAGGCCTCCACCAAGCAGCCATACAACAGGGCCTGTGGGAGATTATCCCCAAGCCAAGTAGTCGTGTTGGTTGAGGAAAGGCCGTTCGGTTTGTATTTATAATGAAGCTCCATCGTGTACGCCGCATCCGGCACAGGAGAAAGGATGAAGGTGGTGTCATCGAAATGGGCATAGTGTTCGGGCTGCCCTGTCGTGTCCATGTCGGGGTTTGCCTCCCGCATGAAGGAAACATCCTTGGGCAGCAGATAGGAATAAACATTGCCGCTGCTTATGAGCGCCAGCGAATGGGAGGCCAGAAAATCAGAGGGCTTACCCAGATAGGAATTTGAGGCCGTCGTCGTTCCGGTAGAGTTTTTGCGAAAATACGGAAGATCGATATCAAAGAGAATGCGAAGCTCCGCCTGATTGATGAACTCGTCTATCTGATCGACAAAGGTGGTCTCGTTGTTTTCCGTGTAATCCTTGATCGCCTGTACGAGTGTTGAATAATTCATGGCAACCCCGCTAACTTACCGACACCGTAACAGTACCAACCCCACCAGTTGCCTGCGTGCTGGTCTGGCTGGAAAATCCATACAGGGCCGAGAGGCCATTGTTGTCACCGACCGGGTTCCAGTTCCACGCAGTCCTCCTCTGCGAAACCACATTCGTATCAGTTCTGGTGAACGGCAGCGTCTGCGGATCATTGATCGGAAACTCACCAAGAAAATTCTGCGGCTGATCCTGATCAAGCATTGAGAGGGAAACTCTTAATCCGGAATCCTTGCCATCCACGATCTGTGGGTAAAGGTCCTTCAGCTTGTAGGTGAGGCCGCTGCGGTCACAAATCCCAAGAGCATATTTCCCAACCACTCTATTGCTCATATCACAACCACCCGTAGCCGCCAGGAACCAGTTGTATCGACGCCTTCACCCTGTCTTCATCAGCGGCATAGCCGAACTGCTCGTCATAAACCGCCTTCAGCAGCGGAGTTCGCTGCGCAGTTTCCGGCCTTTTCATGGAAACATAATAGGCCAGCCCTGCGGTAAGCGCCGGAAGCCAGCGATCCGGAGCGTCATAAGTATTGGTTCCGGCTGTTCCTGCATCCTGTATGCGCCTGATGCGCCAGTAAACCAGCGTATAGGTTTGCGCATCATCGGGCACCGGCCACAATGTATACTGAGGAGTTGTCGTCCTCTGGATGTAAATCTGTAGAGGCTTGCCTTCTTGCAGCTTGTTCGGCAACTGGGCGTAACTCATCGGAGAGATGCGCGTCACCGACGTATCGGCCTGATTGTTGGTTTCTCCCACATCCGTGCGAATCATCTGATCCAGAAAATCAATTGTCCCTGGCGGGAAGTCATAGGTCGCCGTACCAGCGGTGATGGCCTGCGTGCCCTCCTCTATTGTCCACAGGTTCAGGCCACGATTGATCCATTCGATGGACATCAGGTCGAGGCTGCGCCTCGCCGTCTTCAGGTCATAGCCGCTGCGCATCTCCGCACCGGCACGCTCATAGGCCTCCTCACAGATATCAACGATATCCAGAGTAAAGTCGCTGGTGCCGGAAGTTGCCATCTAGGCGTACCTCTTCTTCTTTATCTTTTTGCCAGTTTTCTTGGCGTACTTGGTCGCATCATCCTTGCCCTTTTGAGTATAAGGGAACTTTTTTTTCTTCTTACCCTTCCCAACAGTTGGCATCACGCTCTCCTTCTGGCAGCTTTCCTGCCCTCTGACATGGCAATGGCCACGGCCTGCTTCGGGTTCGTTACCTTCGGACCCTTCTTGCTGCCGCTGCGCAGCTTGCCTTTCTTGTACTCCGACATGACGGTACGAACCTTACGCTTCCCCTTGGGGTTCTTTACTCCCTTGCGGGACTGTGCCCTGGAGGCCGCCATTAACCTAGATACCTGCCTTTGCGGCAAGCACCCTGTCCACCTTTTCCTCAAGGCGGTCGAACCGCTCCAGAATCCTGCCAAG